TTCTAGCTCTCCATTTTTTGAAGAACTGAGCGTTCTTAAACGATGTGACTGAGGTAACACTCGGATAATATTTATCTGCACCAGGAATAGGATAAAATCTAGTCCCATTGCGAGTCACAGGATCAACCTCAACATGTTCAGTGAGGTTTACATTAATAAAATTAAACATTAAAAACCTAAATTGTACTTAGTAAGAAGGTATGCTTTTACTAATCCAGAACGAACGATGTCATCAATACCAAACTCAACACAAGTAAACTCGCGCATTGCTTGAAGAATACGAATGAAATCTGAGACTCCATTCTTTTCATTACTTTTAACTAAATCAGATTGAGTGATGTCACCACAGAACATGATCTTAGAGTCCTCACCAATGCGAGTGACCATAGAATCTAGTTCATGGAAGTTCAAGTTTGAGAATTCATCGACAATAACAATAGCATTATCAAGAGTAACTCCACGAATAAAAGAAGTAGACCAAAACGAAATAGTTTCTTGGGCTCGTAAGTTGTCATAAAGCATTTCAAACGAATTATCGTCAGGCATACTGAACATATATCTTACCATATTCTTATATGGAATCTGATAAAGTGCTGATTTATCTTCATGATCACCAGGAAGGAAACCAATCTCTCTTGTAGGAACTAAAGATCTTACAATGTATATCTTATCATAAGGTGTGTTTTCGTCAAGTACCTCCTGCAAAGCAAGATACAAAGTGATAAAAGTTTTACCTGTACCCGCAGCACCATGCAGAAGAATATTCTGTCCTTCAGCATACTGCTCAAAGACAGTCTCTTGATTAGGAGTAAGTGGACTGATAGGCACCATGTAGGACTTATCAATCGGTTTCTTTCTTCTAATTTGTTTAGCACTCATGTTAGATGGTACAGGATTGCTAGTAGTGTTTCGCTTTCTGGCTCTTGGCATATTAAGTAAACCGACTCAGGTTTGATCGCGGATGTGCTTTTTGCACTTTGGACATTACTTCTTTGAAACCATCAGATTGTTTAGGGTTGCCGTAGGTTGTACCTGCGACACCAGCGTGCCAATCTTTGTCCCAATCAGGATTGTCTTCACGCCATTGCTGGTACTCAGCAACGGTGCAGCGAAACTCTTGTTTTTCGCTGGTGACCTTATTTATTACATTATATAAAGGCATTATACTTGTTCCTTATTGAATAGTTTACGACACTTTTTAACTTCTTTGAGTTCATCCTTGATCATTTTATAGGCATCCTCAGGTGATAACTTCTTTGCCATTTCCATAGCAGTGATGATCTCGACTCTAGTTCCGAAGTGCTTAAGTGCTTCTTCAAAACAATTTAGTTCTTCATACATCAGTCAATCCTCAAAGCAGGTTGAATACAATTACATTCATCCAGTTGCTCAGAGCAATTGCAATCGCCGTCAGGGCACCACTCAAGCGCCTCAGAGATGACTGGGAACTGACAGATGAAATGCTGCTTGGCAGCATCCGCAATCTCTTGGTGCTCCTTCTGGGTGCCATTGGCGGAACGCAGTTGGATATAATGGATCCAATTTCTGAGATTGCCCGTCATGTACATTTTTGTCCCTACGCATAAAGGAAGCACATTTCTTGCACATTCCTTTGCAATACCATCTTCCAGCATATCCTTATACAATTTCATCGCTTCTTCAAAGTGATGTTGCATCAAGATTTCATACTTCTGTCTCTTGAAAGGATCGATATCATCAATACTATTCTGACGATTCTTAGTATCCTGACGACGAAGTTCTGGGATAGCAATTTTATCTGCCAACATAGAACTGTCAGCATACCTCTGAGAAAACTCTTGGAATGTAAATGACCTATGACGCAACACCTGAGCTGCGATTGCTCTAGTGGTACTGATTTCAAGAGTCATAGATGCTTGCTCAAACACAGACCAATGCCCGTGCTTGATACAATACTTTAGTAATCCTGAAATCTTTGGGTTCTCCTGATTTGCTGGATTACTCACACGAGCAATGTATCCAATTGTCTTCTCTGCATCAGGAGTAACAGAGATCAAACATACTTTAGTCATTCTTATCGATAATAATACGGGCGAGAAGGTACAAACCAAGTGCCTTGAAGTATCCGATGGTAGTAATACCAAAGATACCTGGCATCAGCATGTTCCATAATAGCATAATAACCAGAGGTTTGCCAAAGAAAAATAAGACTGCAATAACAGCAGCTGCACCCTCCTCTTTTTTCTTTAGGATTTCTAATTCCTCTTCGTTCTCTCGTTCTTTCTCCGCAAAAGCACGCTGGTCAAAGTAAACAGTCACTTTTTCTTGCCTTTCTTTGGCTCGTTTGGATCTTGCCATAGTCTGGGGTTAGTTCTACCTTCAGTTTGTGTCATATTAATAAAATCTTTTTTATAAAGATCCCAATAATAATCAAAAATTTCTACTTGCTTACCAGAAGAAACAATATCAAACTTAGTGATACCTTCTTGTGAATATTCAATGAGATATGCTGTATATGGGAGTGATCTATCTGTTGCTAAAGATGGATCACATTCTTTAGAGATAACTCTCAAGAGCGACCTCCCCATTCGATCTGAGGGAATGCCTCAGAAACTACTGCTTTTGTAATTCTCTTATACTTCTCAGTAATTCTCCCGTCTTTTGCTAGAACCATAAGTTCTGCTTCTTCACCAGCAAGTCCTTCTAAGAGTTGAACGAACATAGATTCCCTTTTCAATGCTGGCAACTTATCTGCACCTCCCTTGAAGAAACGATACAGACCACGATATTCCTGCTCTAAGCGAGTGTGATCAGTACCAGCAGGAGCGTCATTAGGTGTATAAGGCACATCTCCCTCTGGCATCATAGAAACAATACTCTCATCAAAATTGATAACTAACAACTGTCTGAGAGCAACAGTATTATGTTTACGGAGAAGATTTACCTTCTCCTGTTTAGTTTTTGCATTGGAGACCTTTCTCAAAATCTCACTTAATAGTAACCTAGGGTTACTATTTTCCATAGAACGTGGCATAATTTAACTCCTTTAATTAATCTTCATCGTCACCATCATCCTCCAAATTCCAGAATGGATTTTCTTGTCTGATGTAAATAAGTTCGTCGTGTAGCATGTTACCTTCTTCATCGAACATTTCAGGATGTGTAACTGATTTAGCGTATGCTGCGTTCTCAATGAAGTCTTCTACGTATCCCTTTGCCAACCAAGAAACTGTAATTCCTAGGATAAAGGCTCCGAGTACAACTAAAACTACAAGTGCAATCAACATGGTTTCCCCCGTTTTTAACCGTTTGCAATAATATGGAAACCAACCCCTCCTTTGTTTTAACTAAAAATATTTAGTATCAAACCAAGTTGTTTTCTCTCAAATATTTGACAGTTTCTGTACAACCTCCAAGATTTTTAGAGTCTAGCAGAACTTGAGGGAATGTGCTACCTGCACCAAACTGTTCATAAAATCCTTTCCTATCAAAGTGAGTGTCTAAACGATATTCCGTAAAAGAATATCCCTTTGCTCTAAGAACTGTCTTGATCTTTGTGCAATAGGGGCATCCATTACGAGTATATACAGAAAAATTCATAGTACCTCTAGAATAAAAAAGGGACTCCTAAGAGTCCCATGGGTGTTCCGACTTTTGTAGAGACCGCACGAAAGGTCTCCACATTATTTATATCAGAAGTTGTACTTCAAACCGAGTTTGGTTCCATAACCGCGATCAACATCGCTGTCACCACTACCGACGAAGGAGACTTCGCCATATGCACCCAGAGCATCGCTCAAGGAGATACCAACGCCTGCCTTACCTGAAGGAACGGTATCGCTCTCACCACTGTCAGGGGAGACTACACTAGCACCACCTTGGACGTAATATGATGCGCTCTCACCAATAGCACCTTCGTACCCCAGGTGAAGGTCCGTGGCGGTTCCAGAGTAATCCGATCCCGTCCAACCTGAATTAGCTTCTACGTTGACGTAGGGTCCTGCGAAAGCAGCACCAGCAGATACGGACAGAGCAGCAGCTGCTGCGAATACATTTTTGATCATTGAAAATTTACCTTTAAGTATATCTCGTGGAGTATCCCACGGATGAAAGAGAGATCGACGTTCTCTCGTTGTGATAAGTATAGCATCTTTAGGGGATGCTGTCAACAAAGAGATGCGATTAGTTGAGGCACCTACAATTTGTTGTAATTTGTTACAATAGTAACAATGAATATTTATATGGATTTTTTGTACTCATTAAGTTTCCTGTTCGATGCCATAAGTTTTTGTTGTATGTCATAGCGTTGTTTATAGTAGGATTCTGGATCTACTCCTAAGTTATCAATCACATCCATTGGGTCTACAATCGAGTCAAACACTGCATCTTCTACTCCAAGAATTTCTTTAAGTCTCTCTGGCAATTCTTCATTTTTAATTTTAGGCAATTCCATTAAACTCTCCGTGTGTCACAATTGTCATAGTTTCCAGTTAAACCACCTCTTGATGTTTGAAGTGCTTGCTCACCAGAACCATTAGGGGGTGCGGTGATGTAACTATTATAGATTGCAGTAGTTAATACTGTCAAGCTTGTATACATCGGATTGGATGTGAAATCATTTATCCATCCATCAAATCCTGCAGGTTCAGGGAATCTACCGATAGTGTTGAGGTATGAATTAAAAATAGTTGCACCAAGAGCAGTATAGTTAGTTTGGAATCCAGATCCAGAGAAGACTGGTTCTAACTTATACTCAGGTTTTAATTGAGTAATAAAGTCTCCTTGTTGAACAGTGCCATCATTATAGAGAAGGTATCCAAAGAATCCTGTTCCATAAGTAGAATCTGCACCCTGGACAATACAATTACCGACAGGTACATATTCATACAATACATCATCTCTAGTATTCCAAATCATATTACCTGGAATTTTCGATGGAGCACTGGTTTGAGTTGAATCTGCAATCTTAGATGGTCCATTATTAGCAGTGCTTCCAATAGTTACTTCTGCATTACAATCATTACCATCAAAATCTTTAAAGCAAAGTTTTTGTCCGTTATTCTTTACATCAAATCCACCAGTGCTATCAAATATCTGAATCCTATAGGTGGCGTCACCCGCTAGGTTTCTAGTTGCGCTATCACTACCACTGCTAGCACCCGAAGTTTGAGTAAATTCAATAGGCGCAGATCCAGCAGAAACTTCCCAACGAACAGTCCCTAATGCAGTTCCAGCAGTGCTTGGATTGTCATCCCATTCAAAATCTAACTCGATATCAGCAGTTCCAATTCCATCAACAACAAGATCACCATTGGAATTAAATGATGCAGTGATTGAAGAACCTGTTACAGATGTCAATTTCCATGCAACACCTGCAGGATTAGTCGCCCATTGATCAGCAGTTCCTGAGGGAGGAGATGTATTAGTAACAACAGCTGAGATTGTATGTGGTCCTACAGAGACATTGGACAATGTATAATTTGTGCTATTCGTAAATGAATTTACAGTTCCCAGCGCAGTTCCATCAAAACTAATATCAGCACTATTATCTGCCTGAACTTCTAAAGTATAATCTCCTGGTGAAGGAATATTCACGGTCCATGCACCAGTTTGTGGTATACCACTAAGGGTTTCATTGTTACTAGGGAACACTGCATACTTACTCATAAAACTGGACCAAGCAGGATGAGGTCCAGACTTTCTCCAATTAAGTGCAGCACCACTCGTGCAGGCATTACCTCTACAAAGTTTCAGATACCATCCACCAGGATTCCTGTCCCAACTAAATGCTAAACCAGTAGGATCACCAGCAGCATCTGTAAAACCAGCAGCAGAGTTAGTGCAGTCAACAACAATTTTAAGTGTGCCTGCGGTCAATGATCTAGTAGCAGAGTATGGAGTATTAAGTGCTCCTCCAGCAAATATACCTCCAGCACCACCAATTACAGGGGTAGTCTCATCATTAAAAAATACATTAAAGTTATCATCTGCTCCACCTGTAATCGTGTAAGTATCTGTTGCAGGAATATCTACAAGATAAGTTACTTGTTGAGGTAAGAATGGTAAAGTACATAACTCAGGGTTTACCCATACAGCATATTTGTTTGCATCGTCTGACCAATATCCAGGTTCATTAGGAACAGTATCTTCAGCAACAGCACCCTCAATATATAATTCACTATTACAATCATCGTCATCCAAATCAAAGAAACATACTTTCTTTCCACCATTCTGAATTTCAAATCCACCAAATCCATTCCCAGGATTTAATGATACTGGATAATTATTACCAGCAGTAATACCAATAGTACCAGATGTTTGTCCTTTCTGACCACTTTGATTAAAAGTTACACCCGAAAGATTAATTCCTGATAATGCAGTTCCAGCAGTGCTCGGATTGTCATCCCATTTATAAACAATTCCAATATTTGCGTTACCTGATCCTGTAGACTCAAGAGTAATAGCATCACCATTTCTAGTAAATATGGCACCATCAATAGTAGATGCCGAATTTTCACCACCACTATTAACAGGAAAAGTTACTGGGGTTGATTTTTCGATCAACCTTTTCAAAACAAATGAACCGTCCGCCAAATAAAATCTTTGCGGTAAGATATTAATATCAGGATCATGAGGAAGACATGCCTCAGGAGTTAGTGTTAGGTCATCAAAATCATCATCCAAACCCCAAGGGTTATTACTTGCAGTCTCCCAATCATATCCACCTGGTCCTAATGGCCATTGTGATCCACCATCAGGGTTGTTGAATACATCTTTACAATCATAATATTCTATTGTTCCATCTTCCAATTCTCTTACCTTACATCTTCTAGTAAGAATTGTAGTGACAGGACCACCCATAAAGAAATCCAAATCAGGAAATACAATAGGTCCATATGTAACTACCCGATTATCTCCAAGATCAAGAATTTCTTCAATAACGTCTTGTGGAAGATTTCCGAAATCACCTTGAATAGAACCAGGAAGGTCACATACTGGACCTATAGGTCCTTCTGGGTAATAGTATGTGGGCATATATCAAACGACTGTGTATAATTTATTTATTTGAACATCAATATACAATAAAAAACCACCCCTGTCAAGGAGTGGTGGTCGGTCTAGGAGGTGGTCTGAATGGACAGTCTGGACATCCAGCACCACAACATCCTCTAGAAAGGTTCACTGAAGTGTTTATCGATAACTTCGATGCGTTCTTCTTCATGAGCAATGATATCTAGTTGATCTTGAATAGCAGCAAGCACATCAGG